TCATGGGCCGCACCCCCGGCACACCCACCACCGCACCCAATGTGGAACGGCCCATCGACTGCAATTTGATCTTTCCCGGCGGCGGGGCTGACCGCAGGTGAGCTACGGCCTACCTAGGGGAACGCAAATCTATTACGGGAACCCCGGCTTCCCCGACTGGGTGTACCGCCTGGCCGACAAGTTCAACCTGAAAGCCTCCACCTATCCCGGCCATCAGGAATCCCACCGCAACGAAGCTGGCTTCGCCCCCAACTTTCAGAACCTCAACCGGGGCATCGACTGGGTGGGTTCCATCGCCGACATGCAAGCCTTCGCCGACTACCTGTCCACGGTCAAAGACCAGTTGGAGCAGGTCATTTGGGAGAACCCCAACACCGGGCAGCGTTTAGGGGTGGCGGGGGGTCGGGATGTCACCCACACCAACTACTACCAAGCCGACTACTCAGGGCACCGCGACCATGTGCACACCCGCCAATCCCAACCCATACCACTACCGGGGGTGAAACCTTTGGCCACAGGCTGGACCGGCGACCCCACCTGGCTGGCCGACGTGCTCAAAGCCCAAAAGCCCGCGTTGAAGGTGCGGGAGTTGGATTCGTGGAAGCTGTACGGGCACGGCGATTACAAGGATCTGTGGGGTGTGATGATTCATCACACCGGCAACGCCCGCGAAACCGCCGAATCCATCCGGCGGGGAAGACCGGACCTTCCCGGGCCTTTGAGCAATCTGCACATCGGCCCGGACGGTACTGTCACCGTCGTCGCCGCCGGGGTGTGCTGGCACGCCGGCCGAGGCGAATACCCCGGCATCCCCACGAATAACGCCAACTGGCATCTCATCGGTATCGAATGCGCCTGGCCGTTCGACACCTCGTTGACCCCGGCGACGCAGTCGCGGGAACGGTGGCCCGACCCGCAAATCATCGCCATGCGAGATTCTGTCGCCGCCATCCTGAAACGACTCGGGTTCGGGGCGAACCGGGTGATCGGGCACAAAGAATGGGCCGGCCGCTCCCAAGGGAAATGGGATCCCGGCCACCTGGACATGAACTGGTTCCGCGGCGAAGTGACCAAAGCCTTGAACGGCGACTTCGTTACTGAGGAACCCACCAAACCGGAGGTGTCGCAGATGACCGACCGGGAACTCCTCGAAGCGATCTACGCGAGGCTCGCGTGAGAGTCGCCGGCCAATGGGTGGGGTTGGGGTTCGGGGACAACAGCGACGAAATCCGCTCCATCAAACGATTCCTACGCCGAAAGTTCACCTACGCCAACCATCTGAACGACACCACCCTGTTCGATGAGCAGCTCGTCGGCGTCGTCACCGACATGCAGTCCCGCTACCAAACCCAAGGCAAGATCGGGCAGCACACCCCCGGCATCATCAACGTCGAAACCAAATATGCGATGGGCTACCTGACCCGCCCCACCACACCCCGCCCGGTGGTGTTCACCGTCGAAGGGCACCTGTCATCCATGTGGCAGGGCCCGGCCGCTGAGACGGCCCGCATCCTCGAACAGCAGGGGGTGTGCCGCTGGCAGCCAGTCGGCTACGACAACGTGTCTTTGCCGTTCAAAAACCAAACCGGAATCCTCGAGCTGAAACGCCTCCTGGCGGACAGGGAGTTGCTGCCGCCGGGGATCCCGTGGGGGTTGGCGTGCTTCTCGCAGGGGGCGATCGTCGCCTCAGAAGTGATGATCCGCGAAGTGCTGTCCCGTCAGGGTTCTCTGCATTGGCGGGCCAAGGACTGGAAAGGCACCCTGGCTTTCGGGAACCCCTATCGGGAGAAGGATGTCGTGGCCGACTGGGTGGTCGATCCGCCCCGCCCCGGCACCGAGGGTATTTCGCCGACCCGGATCCGTAACACCCCTAGCCAGTGGAAAGAAGTCGCCCGCCGCGGCGATCTGTACACCGAAGTTCAAGCGGATTCGGCGGCGACGGAGCATAAGCGGGCGATTTATTTGGCGGTGATGAACCGCTGGTCCGGGCACCCCGACAGTTTGTTGACGCAGTTGATGGAGATCGTGCAGCGCCCGATCCCGGAGATGCTGGCTGTGATTCACGCGGTGACGAACGGGGTGATGTTTTTGGGGAACATGCAATCGCATGGGGGTTATGACTTGAACCCGTGTGTGACGTTCATGGGCAGACAGTTGAGGAGCTGAATGATGTTCACCCGGGCGTTTTGGTTGGGCGATAACGGTGCGCTGGTGCGGGCGATCCGCACCTGGGCGCAGACCGCTTTGGCGACTCTCGGGTTGGGGACGGTGAATCTGTTCGCCGCGGATTGGAAGAACGTGTTGGCGGTGTCCACGTCGGCGGCCATCCTGTCGTTGTTGATGTCGTTGGATAGGCGGGAATCCCTGTTGGCGGCGCCGCCGGCGAAACCGGTGGGCAGTGCGGATCCGAGTTCGGCTGACTACAACCCGGCGTGCCCGGCATGAACACCATCCCGAACCCGGACGACTGGATGGATGTCATCACGATCATCATCGTGGCCCTACTAGCCTCGGTGCCTTCCTGGTTCGCCATCAAAGCCCACAAAACCTCCGCCGAAGTGTTGCATCAAACCCGCAACGGGCACTCAACGCCGATGCGGCAAGACTTGGATCGGGCCATCGAATCCATCGACCGGCTCGGCCATGATGTGGCCGGCATCCGCAAAGACTTGGCTGATGAAGAGGACCGCCGACGTAACCACGTCCGCGAAGTCCACCTGTCGGTCCAGGAGCTGCGCGACGACGTGCAAAGAAAACTGGACGACCTGCACTCAAGGTTGAAACCTTAGGACTGTCATGTCTCTGGCTGACCGGCTCAACGACTCAAACCCCGCTAGATCCAATGTCGGCTGTGTGACGTGTGAATGGCTGGACACTTTGACCGCTGAGGACCGGGCCGCCTTCACTGCGTGGCTTGAGCAGGGCAACTCGATGGCCCAACTGTGGGAGATCTGCTGCGAGGACGGGTTGAAGATCTCGTTGACTGGGTTCCGTAACCATTTGAAGCATCATGGGCCTCGCTGAGAAGCTGCGGGACAAGGTCCGCAACAAGATCCTCATCCTTGATGTGGAGAGGTTGCCGGGGATCACCCGTCAGTTTTGGTGGGACCGGGGGGATCTGAAGAACCGCTACATCGCCTACGAGACGGTGGAACGGATGCCGCGCACCACCATCGTGTGCGCGAAATGGTACGACCAGCCCGATGTCATCGCCCTGGCCGAGTGGGACAAAGGCGGCCGAAAGAAGTTCTTGAAGGAAGTGCACCGGTTGATGTCGCAGGCGGACATCATCGTCGGGCATTACATCACCGGCGCCGACCTGCCCTGGCTGGCCAACGACCTGCATGTTGAGGCGGGGCTGGACCCTTTGCCGCCGTTCAAAACGATCGACACCCTGAAAGTGATTCGGAAGGTGTTCGGTGGAGGCGCCCCGTTCAAATCCTTGGATGCGTTCTGCCAGATTGTTGGTTTGGAGGCGAAAACCGACCGGTATGACGCCCGGGCGATGGAACGGGCCGTCACCGACAAGTCAGTCCCCGACCGGGAACGCCTCGTCTCGTACTGCTGCGGCGACGTGGTAGCCACCCAGGGGCTGTTGGATTGGCTGACTCCGCATCTGCCGAATCCGCCGGCGTTGTTTGTGGACGGTAAGGACAAGATGACCGTGTGTCATCGCTGCGGCGCAGACACTGAACCCATTCCCCGCAGATACGTGGCGAATGTCCTGACCTACTCGATGCGGCGCTGCACGGTGTGCAAGGGGTATTCGCGGATCAGCATTGAACCGGAAAGGATGAGCATTGTCCGTTCCGTTTAAGCACGCCGATTGGGCGTGGATCGTCTTGGCCGGTGTGGTGGTGGGTTATGAGATCGCCGCCACCACCAAACGCGACTGGGAACTGTTGTCCGAGGCTGCTGACCGGTATCGGGCGGGGCATCCCGTCGCCACCCATTTAACCGTCCTCTACCTTGCCGGGCAGTTGTTGCGGCGCTGGCCCAAAAAGTTCGATCCGCTGCACAGACTTGCGGTCAACCTCAAATGAACCCATTCGATGTATTGCGGCA